CACACCTGCAAGCCCTCAGCCACGCCCACCACGCACGCAAAACAGCGAACGAGGACGGCTCCTTCGGCCGAACCGCGGCAACGAAAAGATGCACCGGGTAGACGACAAACAGGCAACGGCCAAGGGGTAGGGGCCTAAGAATCTCTGCGCCGATCACGCCGAAGCCCGTCGGGGCAGTCTTGCCCGTTGCGTCTCAACCTCGTGACCCCCCTTCGATTTCGACCCCCTGACCGTGGAGGCCCTCGCAATGATCTCCACGACGCTGCGTCACGCCGCCGGATGCTCGACGACGAAGCGTCCCGAGCGCACGGCCGGCACGGGCGTCGTCGTGTTCAAGTGCCCAGGGTGCGGCGCGACCGCGTCGACCTCTAGGAGCAGGTGATGGCCGCCCCGAAGCCGAAGCCGGCGCACCTCAAGCTGCTCGAAGGCCGCGGTAACGGGCGCGACTCTGGTGGGCGCAAGGTGGCCGAGGTGCCGAAGTTCCGACGGCTGCCGCCGGACGCGCCCGAGTGGCTGCCCGACGAAGCGCGCGCCGAGTGGGAGCGTGTCGTGCCCGAGCTGTCACGCATCGAACTGCTCAAGCCCGTCGACCGAGCCGCGCTCACGGCGTACTGCCTGACCTGGCAGCGCATGGTCGACGCGCAGAAGCTCATCACGGAGAACCAGATCGTCGAGGTCGAACCAGTCAAGGACGCCGACGGCAACGTCGTCGACGTCGTGACCATGAACGGCCACGGGCTGCTCGGCAAGAACAGTCAGGGCATCGTCCGGGCGCCGTGGATCGCGATCATCGAGGCTGCATCGAAGGAGCTGCGCGCGTGGGCTGCCGAGTTCGGATTCACTCCGAGCGCGGAGAACAAGCTAAGCGTGCGGGAGGCCGACGATGGCGAGGAAGACCCATTCGCCTGACCTGAAGCTGTCGGCCGAGGTGCAGTGGTATCTCGAGTCGCGTGGCATCCCGCTGCCCGACTGCCCGCCGCGGGTGAAGACGCCTGAGCCGTCGAAGGTGAAGGGTGCTGTGTTCGACCCCGAGCGGGTCGACCGGGTGCTTGCCGCGTTCGGTGCGCTCAAGCACGTGTCGGGCCAGTGGGCCGGCGCGCCGTTGAAGCCGGACCCGTGGCAGGTCGCCTACATCCTGGCGCCGGTGTTCGGATGGGTGACGTGGGACGCTGATGCGGGCCAGTACGTGCGCATCATCCGCAACCTGTACGTCGACGTGCCGCGTAAGAACGGCAAGTCGACGCTGCTCGGCGGTATCGCGATCTACATGCTCGCGGCGGACGGTGAGCCGGGCGCGCAGATCGTGACGGCGGCGACGTCGGAGCGTCAGGCGGGCTTCGTGTTCTCGCCGATCAAGACGCTCGCGGAGAAGTCGCCGGCGCTGGCCAAGCACGTGCGCACGGTCGGCAAGAAGGTGCTGCACCCGAAGTCGGGCTCGTACATCGAGGTCATCTCATCGGTCGCGGACGCGCAGCACGGCGCGAACCTGCACTTCGTGTGCGTCGACGAGCTGCACGTGCACAAGACGCCCGACATGGTCGAGACCCTCGAGACTGGCACCGGTTCGCGCCGGCAGCCGCTCGTCGGGATCATCACCACGGCGGACAGTGGCAAGCAGGGCACGATCTACGCGCGCAAGCGTGAGTACATCGAGCAGCTCGCCCGCGGAGTCATCAAGGACCCGTCAACGTTCGGCGTGGTGTGGGCGGCTGAGAAGGGCGCTGACCCGTTCGCTGAGGAGACGCACAAGTCGGCCAACCCGGGTTACGGGATCTCGCCGACGCGGGCGTACATGAAGAGCGCCGCGGCGAAGGCGCAGCAGTCGCCGGCGGATCTCGCATCGTTCATGCGGCTGCACCTCGGCTTGCGGACGAAGCAGGAGACGAAGTACATCGACCTCGAGGTGTGGGATCGGAACGCTTCGCTCGTCTACGAGAGCGAGATGCGCGGGCGCGCCGCGTACGGCGGCCTCGACCTGGCGTCGACGTCGGACCTCACCGCACTGGCGTGGCTGTTCCCGTCCGTCGAGCGTGGCGGTTTCGACGCGCTGTGGCGGATGTGG